AAAGAAAGATACCTGGATCGTTTCAGGCAATACTTGGCGGCACTAAACCGAGAGAATTAAACCGAAACTCCATACTATAGAGAGCTAAATTTTTAGTACCAAAAGGGCCATTCATACGGGAAATTTGCCATTCATAGCCTCTGGCTCGTATCAATCCCTGAATTTCCTCCATTTCCCACGGTGAAGTTTCAAGTTCCCAATAAAATCCTGGCTCGAATTTTGTATGAAAATTTTCGGGCTTGGTCATATCGACGCAAGCCCTAGAATCGGAGTAATAAATTTGTACTGTTTTCATTTGTGTAAGGAATTTCTTTGAGCTGGAGTTAATGCAGAGTTGTAATAGTCTTGAGCTTCAAGATCTAATCTCATTTGCTCAAGTTCTTCCCCTGTTGGCTCGTAAGCCTCCAGGGATTCTAAGAACGCTTTTTCTCTAGGGTCCATCATTAGTTTCCTCCTTTTGCAAATTCTTGAGCATCTTGAAAAGCTGCATCGTATGAAGTAAATGGACCTGCTGGATCGTCTTCAGTATCAGGAAGACAACCAGGGAAACAGGACCACCAATAAAAACCTTCTTTTGTAGGTTCTCCGTTACTGTCAAAGTTTCTGGGTTCAGTGCCAAATTCTGGTATGTCTGGACCGTCTTCAAAAACCTCAAAGGAACCAAAGCTGTTTCCTTCTTCATCTATGAAATTATGGTAAGACATTTTTAAAAGCTCCTTAGTTGTTTTTTGGTGGTTGCGAATTGAGCTGCGAGTTGGCAGGCTTCAAGATGTTTATTTTGATCTTGATAGAGTGGGATCGCTTTTCTGAAGGCATCGAAAATTAATTCGTTGTCACTTCCATTTTTTGAAAGTTTTCTAACGCTCCTAATATCCTCCCAATCTGTCGTTGGCTCGTTTTCTACTTCTGTCCAATCTCTATAGGCTGAAGCTTTAGAGCGACCAGAGGAAATTACTATTTCTAGTATTTCCTCTTTTGATAGTCTTTTTTGATCTTCTAGAAGTGTCTTTGTTAATTCACTTCTAATAAATGAGAGTGAATCTTCCTTATTCATTTTTCAATCCCTCAGTGTGAAAAATGTATGTGGCATAGTCACCGTCTAAGAGCCAATTCATAAAAAGAGGTGCTCTTTCAAAGTGAACATCTTCTTTCATATCGACGCACCACAATTTTGTTTCGTAGTGGTCTTGCAAGAATTGAATTGTTTTTTGGATCGTTGGCAGTTCGTCAGGTTCCAAACCTGAATCATCACCATTGACCAAAAAAGATCCCCAATAAATTGGGAGTCTTTCTTCTATTACTTGGAAAGTCATAATTTGGTGTATTTTAATGACTTCTATAATGTAGCACAAAGTGAGAAAAGCACAAATTTTTTCTCAGTCAGAATGTGAGAAAATAAATAATTGCAAAGTCTTTTTATTTATGTTATTGTAGTATAAGGTACACCCAAAACCTAAAATGACAGCTAACCAGCTCACAACTATTTCAAAGATTAGAAAAGCTTTTCCAGCTTTCTTTTCTAAGTGTCAAATGGATGCTTTTAAATCTAGAGCTTATGACTCTGTAAAAGTCACAGAAGCAGGCACTTACTTTATAACTTCTGAGATTTTCAAATATGAAAGAATCGGAGAGCATGAAGTAATTCACCACGAAAAAGACAGAGTGTTTAGAGTTCGTTTTGCTGATGAAAATGACATCTACAGAATTGAAGAATGCGACACTCTACACCAGGCTAAAATGTATCTAGATAAATTAGATCATGATAATGGAGGCTTCAGAATTAGCCAGCATGAAGCAAATCAAGCAAAACTTAGAATTTTAGGAGTTAAGTAAATGTACGAAACTTTTAAAAAACTAAAATTTAATCAAACTGTATTGATTACTTTTTCTAGTTCTTTTGATGGTGATCCTAAAGAAAGACTTTTTAAAGTTGGTAGGCGTACTTTTTCCAAGAAGTACCAAACAGAAAAACTTTCTTTAACTCCTTACCATTTGAGCAAAGAAAAAAAGTTAAGCCCACTTTGTAAGTTTTATCTCTATTTAAGGGATAAGGATTTATCTCTAGCTTGGTCCAATATGGCCTGTTCTTTACACGGAATAAGAGAGCCAGAAAGCAGCTCACCCTATGTGGTTAAAACTGTATCTAAGGCAATTAGTTAATTAATTTTTTAATAGAGCTTGGAGACTGTCTAAGCTCTTTTTTGTTTCTTTTCCTGTATCTCGTTGTAAAGCTCTTTTCTCTGGCTCGTTTTTCGTTAGCTGTAGAGTTTTACTACCGTTAGTTTTAATAATTACTACTGTGATACAGGTTAATTTTTTATGTTAAGTTTTATCAATATTGTAGTATCTATTTGTAGCACAATAGAAATTATCTTTTAGAATACAGATAAGCAGAAAATTTTATCAACTGCTTACCAAATCAAAATGACTTCTTTTCCTCGTCTCTCTTCTTTGTCTCCTACAGATCCAAATTTTGTTAAGGCAAAGAGATTAACTAAGGATGTGTTATTGGCTCAGATCTACCAGCTACAAGCTGACAAAGATCAACTAAGCGGCAAGGCTGCAATGCTCCAGGACAAAGTTGAATCAGTATCTCTTAAGGACTGGTCAGACGTTTTGAATAGAGCAAACCAACTTGCAACAGAAAAAGGAAAAGCAGACTGTAGAGAAACTTGGAGTGATCTTAAAAAAGTTGCTTCAGCTATTTCTTTTAGAATCAGAACTGCTTAAGTCTTCCAGCTCCAACAGTTACCCTCGCCAATCGGTGAGGGTTTTTTATTGTTTAGCTATTGCCTAGGGGGAGGGTAGCAGAATAATAAAAAATGTGGGAAGGCTACAGGGAACCTACTGATACATGTAAAAATAAGCTCTTCTGTAGTACTTACTTATACTACACTAATGGCTTGTCGTTGTCAATAATCCTCGCAACCAATTTCTTCTTAGATAAATGAGTCCTAGTTCCCGCAAGCACTTGCAGCTTCTTAGCAGTTAATTGTAGTAACAAATTGTAGTATCCCTGCCCTGGCTCAGGAGAGCGATAAACGAAGAAACCACCCACCCAATCCAACAATCCCTTCACTCGACTGGCTTCGCTTCAACACGAATTGCAAGCTCTGGAGCGTTAATATTCACAGTCTCCACACTTTCCCCAACAACCTTCCCAAGAGAATCCAAAATCTGAGCCGCCGTCTGAAGCTGCCCCTTCCTCACAGCCTTTTCAAACAACTTAACCCTCATACTCTGCAACCTCGCAATCATATTCTCCCTATCCTTCTGCCAATCCTCATCATTCCACGCATTAACCTGCCTCCAATCAAACCAAGCAGTCTGTTCACAAACTCCCTCCTTCGCAGCATGATCCAAAACCAACTGCCTCACAGTCAAACCCTCCAACTGCCTCTTATAAAGCCTGTGCTGCCTAGCCTTCACAACCAACGCCGCAGACCTCCCAGGATTTTTCTTCTTCTTAACAATCCCCGAATCATCTGGAACGAGAGCACCACCGATGCCCCCTAAAATAGCTTCAGCCACGGGCAGAAACACATACAACTAAAACGATACTAACCCGCAAAATGATAAATAGTCGATAAACACAGGGGGAAGGGTACAAAAGATGACTAATATGTAGTACATGGCAGTAAAAACACAACCACTATCTTTACGTTGGGCACAAGGCGAGGTCTTCAATAATGAAAAGCGATTCAGAGTCCTAGTCGCTGGCCGCCGCTTCGGGAAATCATACCTCTCCTGCATCGAACTCCTAAAAGCAGCAATATCCAGACCAGGAGAAACTTACTTTTACTGTGCCCCGACCTACCGCATGGCAAAAGACATCGCCTGGAAAGAAATGAAAAAACTTGTCCCTAGAGAATGGGTCAAATCCAAGAACGAAACCGACCTAAAAATAGAACTCATTAACGATTCCACAATCGAACTCAAAGGAACTGAAAACGCAATGGCTCTCCGTGGCCGAAGCCTCGCAGGTGTAGTCCTAGACGAGGCCGCCTTCATGGATTCCGAGGTCTGGTTCCAAGTAATCCGACCTGCCCTAGCCGACAAACAAGGTTGGGCCTTATTCATCTCCACACCCGACGGCACAGCAAGTTGGTTCTACGACCTATGGTGCTACGTCCCAGACGATGCAACAGGCGAGTGGAATCGCTGGAGTTTTACTACAATAGAAGGGGGAAACGTACCAGCAGAAGAAGTACAAGCCGCCCGTGCTCAACTAGACACCCGC